GAGTTGTACTGTAACAGGAACGAGTGGAAATGCAGTATGGTCTCCTGTTAGTATGGGGGATTTATCTATCCCTCATGTTTTAAATATAGTAAAGACTTACCCTGGTGGTACAAATCCTGATGTTAGGATATTTACACATTCAAATCCTGTTGTCGGTGGAGATAATATTTGGGGTAATATTGGAGATATTGTTTTTAATGAACAACCTGCAGTTGGAGAAACGATGGGTTGGATATGTACAGTAACAGGTGGTGCAGGAGCATTTAGTAATCAAGGTGGTAATGCTACATGGTCACCTTTAGCACTTATTTAGTAATTAGGAGTTGAAATATGCTGATAACAGACTTTAGAAATGGTGGTGGAAGTGGTGGTGGTGGAACTCCTACTGCTTCAGTACAACAAGCAAGTAGTTATAATACTCTACCAGGAACAGGTCTAGTAGGAATTATTTATGTTACAATGGATACTAGAAAACAATATATGTGGGATACTGCTATTACTGATTATGTTCAAATAGCGGATATTCATAGCAGTGATGTGTTAGTAAATACTAACTTAGAGTTAATTTAAGGAGATAACAAATGAAAGAACCAAATTATGCCTCGACACCTACTAATGCAATCAGTCAATTATCAGTAGCTAATACAAATAGAAATGGTACAGGAACATTGGTAACTTTAATAGAGGGTGGTGCTAATGGAGTAAGTGTCCAAGATATTATGCTTCATGCAACAGGGACTACTGCAGCAGGATTTATATTTCTTTACCTTAGTAATGGTACTACTAATAGTTTAATACTAGAGCATCCTGTAACAGCAATTACTCCTAGTGCCACAGTATCTGCATGGAATTCGTTTATTAGCGATTTCTCAGTTGTATTAGCTCCAGGATGGTCATTAAAAGCTTCTACTTATGTAGCCAATACTTTTATGGTCTCTATCCTTAGAGCATCTTATTTTTAAGAGGTAAGTATGTATTGGGGATTAGTTGATACAGCAGTTAAGCAAGTAAAGACTGTAAAAAAAGTAGCAGGATATTCTATTCATAATAATAAAGCATCTTTAAATGAAGTATCTGTTATAGGCAATGGTAAACGCTATATGTATAAAACTTATAATGGGATAGGAGGAACAGGATATAAATACCCTACTATGGTGCTTAATGTAGGGGGTTTTATTCAAAATCATAAATATACTGCTTTATCAAGTTACTATGGTGGGGCATTGTGTCTAGCAGTACCTGATGGAAGACCTAGTGGGGGAAATCAGCGAGGTTATAACAGTGTTGACTTACAGACTGGAAGAACCTCTCCCGCTCATGTAGCTAGTGGAATGGCTAGTTTTGTAGCAGGGTCATCTAATCTGTGTAGTGGTACATATGGGGTAGCTATTGGATACGCAAATTCTTCAACTAATACGGGAGCATTTACTTTTGGTTATACCAATACAGCTTCATTTGGATATAGCACTACTTTAGGATACAGAGGTACTTCAAAAGCACCTTATTCTGTAACTTTAGGAGCTAGAAGCCATACAAATCTAGGTGCTAAAAACCAAGTTAATTTTATATCATTGGTGAATCAAACTACAACTACAACTTCTGTAAGATTAACTCCTGATTCAGCAGTATCATCATTAACAAATGCCTATACACCTTCACTAACAGGGGTCTCTTTGAATCAGTTTGTATTAACAGGTATAAGTTCTACAAACAAGGTAGTGGTATTTGAAGGTAAATTTTGTCTTAAAAAAGAGGCTACAACTGCTAGTACTGCTTTAGTAGGTACAGTTACAAGTACTCAGACATACTCAGACCCTGAGCTAACATCATGTACATTAAGCATTACTGCTGACACAACTTTAGGAAGTATTAATGCAAGTGTAACAGGTGTAAGTGGCTATATTATAAATTGGGCTATGAGAATCACATCCACAGAGCAGATGTACTGATGAGTATTGACATAATAGAAAAAAAGTTAGATGTAATTTCTAACAATATGGAAAAAAAATTTGAAAAGATGGAAATAATTACGGAGAAAATGAATAGTATTCTTGTTGACCAAGTTAGAATATTGGAAAAAATAGCAAATATGGAAAAATTCAATGAAGCCTATATAAGTAGGGTAGATAGAGAATTACAATTAATGCTTAATACTATTGATAAAGTAGAAAAAAAAGCAGATGATGGGTATAGGGTGTATATAGGGATAATTACTGTTATAGGAATATTAACAGTAGCAATACCTCTAATACAATTTATTTTACAAAATTGGAAATAAGGAGATAATATGGCTGCTAAAACTACAAGTAATTTTTTACTGCTAATAACAGGAGTATGGAATGCTTTACCATTAAATACAATAGCTTTTTCAGGAGAGAATAGTAAAGACATATTCTATAAGTTTGGAAATGTGCAAACATCAGGACATAAATTAGATGGAATGGTTATGTGCAGTAGTGGTGATGAGATATGGGTTATGACAACAAGCTCTGCCCCTACAACACTAACTATTGTGGCTGAGTAGGGTGGACGGTTATGACGATAGAACGATTTATACTTAGAGAAGAGGGATTTAAACCATCCCCTTATCTTTGTTCAGCAGGTATTCCAACGATAGGTTATGGTACAACAGTATATCCTAATGGAACTTCTGTGAAATTAACAGATAAAGAGATTACTAAAGAGTATGCCTTACAGATATTCAAATTTAATTTAATAAAGTATGAAAAAGCAGTTGATAGGTATGTTACAAGTACATTAACTAAGAATCAAAAAATAGCTTTAGTTTCACTTTGCTATAATATTGGAATTACAAACTTTAGAAATTCCACATTATTAAAATTGATTAATAAAGCAGAACATACACTAGCTTCACTAGAATTTAAAAAATGGGTTTATGCTGATGGAAAAATATCAAAAGGCTTAACTAGAAGAAGACTTAGAGAAAGTGAATTATACTTAAAATGAAACTAAAAATAAAGCATATTGATAATGTGTATATTTGTACTATAATTAAAGAAAATGGAGATACTGCATATGGTATAGGAGTATCCAAAAAACAAGCATTAATAAACAGTAAAAGGAAATTAACATGGATAAAGCATTAGATTATGTTAAAGATATATGGACTAATAAAATTATTTTAACCGTAAATAAAACATTAGATTGTTTTGGTGCTATATGGGATAGTAAGATTGTTATAGTAATAGTTAAAATGCTATTATCTAGGTTGATTAGAAGTAAAACATCAGGTATAACTTTAGAAATAGCTGTAATGTTAATGGATTCAATAATAGTATCTAAAAGCAATAATATTATAGATATTGAGCCTAAATTCAAGGCTAAAGATGAATGAGTTATCTCCTGAAATAATAAATGTTATGCAACAGCAAAGTATGCCATTAATGCAACCACCACCAATGATACAAAATAATGAAGAATGGGATGAATCAAATTCTTTAGAGAAGCAATGGAAAAATCCCCCTACCATAGCAGAACTAAAGAATGACCTAGAAGATGCAGATAGATATTTTAAAGCTACTGAATATTCTAGTATTCAAAAAAGAGCAGTTATCATAAGTGGTGGAGAACATATTCCTGAAAGAAAAGGATATTCAAACTTAAGACCAAAGACCGCTAAAAATTTATTAGGTTGGAGATATCCTGCTTTAACTGAACCTTTTTTTGTAGAAGATAATTTATTCACAATAGACAGCAATACAACTAAGGATAAAGATTTAGCTTCAGAACATTCTACAATTCTGAATTATCAATTCAACAACCTGATAAATAAAAGATTTACCATAGATAAACTAGGAATGCTAGGAAGCAAATATGGAACTATGATATCTAGGGTAGGTTGGTTATATGATGAAGATTTAGGAATAAACCAACCTGAAATTAAAGTATGTAATGTAGGGGATATTCTAATAGACCCATCATGTGGAGATGATATTGATGATGCACAATATATTATTCATAAGCATATTACTACCTTTTCTAAACTAAAGAAATCAGGGTATAAAGACCTTGATAATATTTTAATGGATAATACTTTAGATGTTATAAATAGTGAGGGGAATATTGCAAAATGTACTTCGTGTTCTTATAGTAATGGTACATCTTATTTAAAAGACAAACCACGACAAAAAGTAGTAGTATATGAATATTGGGGTTATTGGGATGTTAATGATACAGGAAAAACTGAAGTAATAGTTGTTAAGTGGGTTGGTAATACTATTTTGAGTATGGATGTAAACCCTTTAGATAAGAATAAATTTCCTTTTGTGATTACTCCATACATTCCATCAGATAATTCTGTATATGGAGAAAGTGATACAGATTATTTAAATGACAGTCAAAAGATAATTGGAGCAGTAACAAGAGGTATTATAGATACTTTAGGTAGAGGATTAGCAGGACAAACGGCTTATAAAAAGAATGCTTTGGATACTGTAAATAGAAAAAAAGCAGATAATGGAGAAGACTTTGAACTAAATAATTCAATAAATAATCCTAAAGAAGCTATTTATCAATTCTCATTTCAAGATGTAGGAAGTACTCCTTTTGAGCAACTAGATAGAAGTAAAAAAGAAGCCCAAGAACTTACAGGTATTGTTCCTTTTGGAACAGGTAAAGATTCTACTATCTCAGCAAATTCTAATTTTTTTAATAAGAATACACCTATGAGTCCTACTGAAAAAAGAGAAATATCTCTTATCCGTAGAATAGCTTCACATTTAACAGATATTGCTAAAATAATTATAGAGTTGAATAATAAATATTTATCATCATATGAGATATTTGCAATTTTAGATACAGAAGAGAGTGTGGTTCTACAAAATGATATTAAAAACAATCCAATATTAAATGTTAATATCAAAATAACTACTCCTGAAATGAGGTTAAATAGAGCTAATAACTTAGCATTCCTACTGCAAACATCAGGGGGTAACTTAGATGAAAAAATACAGTTAGCTATGTATGCCGATTTTGCTAAGTATGGTGAGCTTCATGATACTTATGCTATGTTAAGAGACTATCAACCACAACCTAATCCAATAATGGAAGAAAGAGCTATGTTAGAGAATGAACTACTAAAAGCTCAAATAGCAAATGAAATGGCTAAAGCTGAGGAAAATAAGGTAGATATGCAATTAAAAGCAGCTAAAGCAAGATTCCTTGATTCTCAAAGTGATTTAAATGATGCTAAATTTATGGATAATATGCAAAACCCTAACAAAGATATAGAAGATAAATTAGCATTAGCTAGAGATAATCAACAACATCAAAGAGCTATGAAAGATTCTGATATAGCCCACCAACAACAACAGCAAGGTAAAAAACTAGAACAAGAGTCTAAAAAACAGGTAGTGGATAATCTATTTAAAGAAGAATTAGAAAATAGAGAGAGAGCTAAAGCAATACAAGAATCATTAAACACAGGGATAAAAGATGAATGAAACAGAAGTAAAGCAAAAAATGTATGATATAAAAATATATCATACTTTATTAAGATTAAGAGGTAATGAAGATTTTAAACTCTTATTAAGTGATTTTTATGGTATAAATAGATTAACACTATGTGATGAGCTATTTAATAGTGATAAAGATAGATTAGATAAGTATTTGTCTTGTACAAATGAATTTAACCTTTACTTAGAAAATATAGCTATAAAAGGTGAAAAATATCAAGAAGAAAAAGGAATATAAATGAATGATGGAACAACAGAGAACAATACTAATGAGCAAATAGTATCTGATTCCGTAATTAGTGATAGTGATTTTATAACAGCACTTCATAAACGAATTAAAAATAACCAACCCACTGAAGCAAGTGTTGCAGATAAGGTAAGTGGTAATGATAAGATAGTTAATGATGATAATGAAGAAAATCCAAATGAACCAAATGAAAACCCTATACAAGAAGACTCTAAACAAAATAGTCAAGGTAATCCTGAAGAGACCACAGAAACTTCGGTAGATGAAGGAACTTCTGAAAAAGAAAGTATTACTACACATGACTATTCAAAATTATCTGACCCATATAAGAGAAAAGGGCAAGAGATAATAATTGATGATGTTAATGAGATTAGAGAGTTAGTAAGTAAAGGTTTAGATTACACTAGAAAAACACAAGAATTAGCGAATGAAAGAAAAAAAATAAAAGCTTTTCAAAATCAAGGAATTGAAGAAGCTGATATAAATATGCTTATAGATGTGCATAATGGAAATACACAAGCTATAAAAGCATTCGCAAAAAAATTTAATGTAAAAATTGATTCATGGGAACAAGAAAATTCTAATGAAGAGAATAATGATACCTATACCCCAAATAATTATATTATGGGGGATACTGAAAATATAATAGATACTAATTTTGAGATGATACAGGATACTTATAGTGAAAGTGATTATAACACTGTGGTAGAAGTATTGGGTAACCTTGATAGTAAAAGTTCTACCTATGTTAGAGAAAATCCAAATGCTATGTTAGCAATAGCAGAGGATATAAGTAATGGGACTTATGCTGAAGTAATGAAAGTTATAGACAAGCAAAAACTATTAGGAAAGTATAATAGAAACTTCATTGAGACTTATGTTCCCTTAGCTGTGAAAATAATGAAGAAGAAAGAAGCTTCTGTGCAAGAAGAAAAAAAACAAATCAAAGATAAAAAAGTAACTACTATAACTCCACCCAAATCTTTAGCTATAACTAAAAGTAGGGAGATACCTAGTAATAAAGTTACGAAAGATGCCTTAAGCGAAAGTTTAACAGGGAATGAATACTTATTACAGATGAAAAATAAGTATAAAATTAAGTAAGGAAAAATAAATGCCACATCAATTATATAATACAGGTGGAGCGACAAGTTCCGTAGGTACTCAGGTAAAAGATTTTGAGTTTAAAAAAGGTGCTATAATTGAAACCTTAGATATTAATATTTTTGGTCAGTTTGGTGAAAGTGTAACTTTATCTAAAAATACAGGTAAAACAATTAAAAAATATGTTTATTATCCATTGCTAGATGATAGAAACATAAATGACCAAGGGATAGATGCTAATGGTGTTGTAATTGCGGATGGTAATTTATATGGAAGCTCTAAAGATGCAGGTACAATAGCAGGGAAACTTCCTTTCTTAACTGAAAATGGTGGGCAAGTAAATAGAGTAGGTTATAAGAGAGCTATTATTGAGGGAACTATACAAAAATTTGGTTTTGCCGATGTCTATACACAGGAATCATTAGATTTTGACAGTGATGATGAGCTTGAATATCATATTATTACAGAGCAACTTAGAGGTGCTAGACAAGTATCCGAACATTATTTACAACTATCTTTATTGAATAGTATTAATAATATTAGATATGGTGGAACAGCAACATCATTAGGTACAATAACAGGAGAACTTGCATCAACTAAATCAGAATTAACTTATAGTATGCTTTTGAAGTTAGCTATGTTTCATGATGATACACATACTCCTGTGGATACAAAAATATACTCAGGAAGTACTAATACTGATACTAAAACTATTTCTGCAGCAAGATTCTTACTTGTACCATCAGAAGTACTTCCTACACTTAAAAAAATGAAAGACTTTCATAATGAAAAAGCTTTTATTGAAGTAAAACACTATGCAATGAATGCAACAGATAAATTTGGTGTTAATGCTAGTGGAGTTATTAAAGGAGAAGTTGGAGCTATTGATAATTGGAGAATTGTTGTTGTTCCTGGTATGTTATATAAAGCAGGAGTCGGAGAAACTGTTACTACAAATGGGGGGTACAGAGCTTCAGCAGGTAAATATAATGCTTATCCACTAGTTGTACTAGGTAGTGAATCTTTTGCTCATATCAACTTTGATAGTGCAGGTGGGGATAAAAATAAATTTACTACAATAAACAAAAAACCAGGGGTAGAAACTGCTCAATTAGGTAGTGATTACTATGGTGAAAAAGGATTCCATTCAATCAAATGGTATCAAGGTATTCTGATTATGAGACCTGAAAGATTAAGTATTACTTGGGTAGTAGCAGAACTATAAGACTAAACCAACTCTAAGGAGTTGGTTATATTTTAAATAAATAAAAGGATAGATAATGGCATCAAACACACTAGAAGAGTTAAAAAGAAGAGCATTACTCTTAGGAATAAAATCTACTGCTAAAGATACTGAAGAAGATATTTATGCAAAAATTAAGAAAGAATATTCCTTAGACAGTATTTTAGGATTTACGGATGAAGAACTAAAAAAAGTACTAATTGCTAAAAATTTAGAGAATGTTCATAAAAAAGTTAGAGTTAGTATCAGTTGTAATGATATAGGTAAAGCAGCACTACCTGCTAACGCAGGAGAATTTTATAGCTTTGGGAATGATACAACAGCAGAAACAATTTCTGTATTTGTCCCTAATAGCACTGAAAGTTATCATATTCCTGTTTATATTTATGATATTATTAAAAATCAAAAAATTATAATTAATAGGGAAACAGGTAGAAGAAATGAATTTGGTATTGCTGTTGAAGAAATGGTTGAAAAGCCTAAGTACAATATTACGATACTTCCATCATTGACTACAAAAGAATTAAAGGATTTAAAAGATATGCAAACAAAATCCCAAAATTATATTTAAAAGAGATTAAATGGCTTACTGTACTTTACCTACAATTGACATAGATAATGTAACTAGTTCATTTCCTAATATACCTATACCTAGTAGTAATCTTGAAAGTTATACAGATATCCTGAATACCTTAAATACAGCAGCTAATCCTATTGATGATAAGTTAGTATCTACATTTGATAAAATATATACCTCTGTAGATAATAAAATTAAAGAGTTATTTAGTAGAGGGGTATTCACAGATGGGGATATGTCAAAGGTGTATCCTCAACTAATGCAAGTTAGCTTAACCACAGCTTTAGAACAAGTACACAGAGAAGCTAATTTTAAACAGTCAAATATAGTAAAAGCTTATGAGATAGTAAAACTTCAACTAGAAACTTATCAAGCAGAAGTAACTGCTAAAGTAATTATTCCTTATTCTGCTGAAAAAGTTAAAAACGAATCTTTAAAAATGTTAGTAGATTCAGAGATTGCAAAAGTAACTCTTGAAAAAGTAATCCCTTATGAAGCACAGCTAAAGTGTAATCAATCTAATCTTATACTAGAACAAGCCATAGGAGAATCTTATAAAAATGGTAATGGTATTTATTTGAATAGTATCTATGCTAAAGAAATAAATAAAATTCAAGAAGAAACTTTGAACCTAGAAAGGGCAGGAGTTACTATGAATATTACCAATGGTAATGGGAATATTTCAGATTCCGTACCTAGAACACAAGCTGAAATAAATAAAAAACAAGCAGAATTATATGCTACACAAAAAAAATCTTATATTAATCAAGATAGAGAAAACTTTATGAAAATTGTACAAGGATACTATAATACAGCAGTTGTTGAAGAACCTGCCGCAGAATATCTTCTTCAATGTTTTCGTAGTGCTACTGCAGCTACTGACTCTCCAAATGGAGTAGATAATATGCTTAGACAATGGGGTTCATCTTTAGGATTCTCAGTAGATATTGGGCACTATACTCCTAATTGTACTCCAATGTGTACTACTCCTTAAAACCCTAATCTTTACGAATGTATGAACTAAAAACAGTTCGTGCTTTGTAGAGCTTCTAGGGACTTACTTTTATATTAAAGGAATCAATTAATGCTAGTCCTTAGAAAAAAGACTGCTCTTAAAAAAGATATCACAAAAGCTATAAGATATATCCTAGATAATCACATATGGGATAAAGAGGGTATTGCATTGTATATTAGGAGCATGAGAGTATCAATGAAAAATAACTTAGCTTTTACTTACATAGCTGATAATAAAGCTGTATATTTTATATATTTAAGAGAAACAACTCCAACAATAATTGAAATAGTATCTTTGATAAAAGTATGCAAAAAAGCACCATTCATGAGTTTATTAAAGATTAATTATTTATTACTACAAGAATATACTTATATTAAATATTCCCCACCATTGTTAACAAATAATAAATATGATTTTATAGGAGCTAAGTACTTTACTTCTGATAGTCTATTTAAGTATAAAAATAATAAGCAAAGGCATATTATAACAAAACCAAATGTCATAAGAGAAATATCTTATCTATTCCCTGAATTAATAGAGAAATAAAAATGGCAATAGCATTTGGTTTTCTTTGGCAAGTAGTTGTAAATGTGTTTGAAGAAGTATTTAGTTGGTTTGGTATTGAAGATACTTCAGTTGTGACTAATTATAAATCTGTATCTCAGTTAGGGGCTAATAGGGAGTATCATATATTTAGTGATGGAATTAGAAATATATTAAACGAAAATAAAGATTTAACAGTTAATCATCTCATAGATTTAGAATTATACCAAAATGTACCCTTTAAAGTAAGAAGATATTTAAAATATTGTGCTAAAAATTTACCTAATGCTTTACCTAGTGCAGGAATTGAAAAAGTGCTAACAGATGATGATAAAACACAACTTAAAAATTATATACATGATAATTCTATATTAGTACTCCCTAATGATATAAACTCTGTTAAATTAACCAAAAAGAAGAGAACTTCTTTATCAGTACCAATAATGATGTGTGATAAATATGCAAGACTTACAGGATTAGCAGTCATAGAGAAAATATATGGTGCTTCATGGTTCTATATGCAAAACTATAATTTACAAGGGAATCAAGTGATTCCTTATGCTAATCCCCCTACACAAGTACTCTATAATGGTAATACTTATCCAGTTCAAAGAGAAGTGTTTGGTGGGGAGTTTTTACTAGACTATGATTATAGCTACGATGCTAATAACAGTAGGTGGGTGGTTTCACTTCGCTTTCCTGAAATATTTTTTGGGTACTTAGATACACCAATAGAAGAAGAAAAAACTGAAAATTATTTAATTAAAGACACATTAACTCAATTTCAAATGGATACATTTTATGATACAGTAGATTATACTAGTACTGAATATTTAGTACTAGAATATACAGTAGTAAAAGAAATTAAAGGTGGGGATAAATATACAAACCATTCTATCAATGGGACAACAGGCGAAATAACTTATAATAATGCTACCTATATTTCTTATTTATTAATTCCTTTTACCTCTAGCATGAATACAGGATATAGTGTTTTAGATAACTTTGAACCACCTACAAGTTATGATAATTTTTTCCCTGTATTACCACTTTACCAAGATAAAATATCTGTTTTATCTATGCTTACAGATAGTAATCCACTAGTAGTACAGATAGCTAAAAGATATAAAAAAGCATTGAGAATAATAGATATAGATTTAGCAGATATATCAAATGGAATGTTATCTACTGTCTATATAGATAAACAGATAGCCAAGGCTGAAACACAAGCAGAAAGAGATAATTTAGATAAGCAAAAAGAAGCTATACCTGATATAACAAATATTTTTTTACTCTTTGGATTTAAGTTTGACAAATATACAGAAGTAGTGTCTAATGGTTTATATTGGACTTTTAAAAGCCTAACTAGTAACCTGCAAGAAGATTTAGAATATGTATTCTCCACAGGAAGTGAATATAATGTTAGAATGAAAGTAGATAAAATAGAAGCTACACATTTAACAAATATATCCCTTGATGGGGGATTGACTGTAATAGGACAATTAAAAAGAAAACATTATCATATCATAGATAAAGATGCAAAAACATTAACTGTGTATAAATTCTTATACTTACAACATAGTATATATGATGAATACCATGTGGATAGAGTAGTAGTAACTAATCCCCAAATAAAACAACTAATTATAGGTAATCCTGATAAGAATAATAACAATACTTATTTTTTAGAGTATAACTTAAAAGATAATCCTGAAGTATTTTATATTCCAATGAATTATCCATGGATGAAAGAAAGTATTTCTTTATTTGATGTAACACAGGCTTTTAACGATACATTTCTTATGGAAACAGTTTTCTCACATACAACTTATTTAGCATGGTATCAAACTCCTGAATTTGCTAACTTTATACAAGTGGTAAGCATCATTATACTTATAGTAGTTACAATATATACCTTAGGGACTGCAACTACATTTGTTGCAGGATTATTAGAAGTAGCTACTAATTTAGCTATATCTTATGCTATAAGAGAGATAGTAGCTCTTATAGATAACCCCTTACTTAAAGTATTAGTAGCTATTACTTTAAGTGCAGTTTCAGGGCAAATAGATGCTGAAGCAGTATTAGCAGGGTCATTACCTGATATAGCATTACTAGCAACTGAAGCAAGTAAAACATACATGAATGCTAAAACTGAAATTGGATTAAAAAAAATAAATAAAGATTTAGAACAGTATAATATTCTTATAACTAAAAAAGAGATGAATGATGCTGTGGTTATGTTACAGAATAATGGATACTTAGCAGACTCTGTATCAACAGACCCTATAAGAATGCTTACTGCAAGTACTATATACACTCATTTAAAAGATAATGGGTATGAAGATTATGATACCTTTATGAGCAGAACAAAAAGTTTACCGTTACTATTACCTATGATAAGTGTTGGAGATATTATTGATACAACCATGATTAAAAAATAGTATAATCTTTTAAATAAATTAAATTTAAAGGAAGTATATTATGGCAGATACATCAAATTATAACCCTTGGACAAGCAACGCCATGTTTGGTGGTGGAACAACTGACCCTAAAACAGGAGTAACACAAACAAATAATGGGTGGATGACATCAGGGTTAGGAGTTCTCTCTGATATTTATGGGATGTGGTTACAAAGAGAAAATATGAGAGCTATGAAACAACAGATAGCTAATCAAACTGCATTAGCAAGAACTAATCTCTACAACCAAGCAAAACAGATAAATGAGCAAAGAGATAATACTATGAAATCAAGTATGTTCCTTGATGGAAGTACAAGAGAACAAATAGACAATAAATTGAATAGTAAAGAGTATAACGACAGTAGATATAGAGGTACATTTTAATGGCTAAAAATACAATCACATGGAAAGATGTAGCACTAAATCCTACTGCGGTAGATATGACTAGTGCTATTAACAGTCAAGGTGTTTTTGGGCAAATGTTAGCAAATGAAGCACAAAAGATTGGTGCTAATAATCTTGCAAATTCAGAGAGTATTAGAAAAGCATTACATACTTTACAGCAAAAGCAAGTTATAAAAGAAAGCTTACCTCAATATAGTTATAATAATGCCACAGTAGGAGTGATACCAAATCCTTATCAAGGTGGGCTGGTTACACAACAATATGCTCAACCAAGTATTCAAACTAGTGCTACTACTCTTAATAATAATCCTTTACCTATAAATGAGCAAGGACAAACTATCCCTGATGAAGTATGGGCAAAAGCAGGAATATTACCACAAAAAAGTACTAATAGCGCTCCATCAAGATATATGTTAGAAGTAGATGAAATAATGCAAAATCCATCTGCAAGAGCTTTTAGCATGAATACAGGAAATGCTATTCCTGAAGATTTCTCAGGGTTAGTAAATAATTTAGTGAATCCATACAGACCTGAATTTGAAGCTAATAGTCCCCTAAGCATCACACCAATGAATGATAAAATCACAGGGGGAAATGTAGCTACTTTGAGAAATGGTGAAGGAATATTCCCTTTAGATAATATGGTACAAAATGGTATTGATAGTGGTGTAGGTAACCGTCCCCCTAGTACTACCACAAATACTTCTACTAATGCTATCTCTCCTACTGCAAATAGAAACTTGACAAATAAGATTACATCCTTAACAGGAGCTATATCAGGTGGACATATCACAACTAAAAGAGGAAATAAACTTTTCGTAGTTAATAATAATATTGGAGCAACTGCAAACAGTACAGTAAAAGAATTAGGAGCAGATGGATTAGCTATGGTATTTCGAGCATTAGAGAATCCTAGTGGTGTTAAAGAAGGTGCTAACCAAGGTAATAAGCATACTCCACTGCAAGATTATCAGGTACTTGAGAGTACATATAAAGGTATAGAAACACAGTATAATAATAAGCATAAAGGTCAAACTCCATTTAGAAAACTACCTATTCCTGAACAACTTAAAGTAGCAATAGCTGCTCACGGAATAAAAGATACAGACACAGCAGCTGTATCTTGGAGTAAGTGGAAAGGTGGAGGAGAAGTAGAGCGATTAGCAAAAACTAATTCCTTATCTTCATCAAGTATTAATGGGATGTTGTACAATATTGGTAAAGAGGAAACTGCTAAGTTAAGAAAAAAGTATGGGAGTAAAATTCCTCAAATAGCAATTTATAATGCTGATGTTCAAGTAAGTGCAAGAAAGATAAATAACACTTTAAAAGCTAAGCCTAGCATACCTGATACTATCTCAGATAATTCAACTACTGAACAAGAAGTATATAACCCTAATCAGCAAGGTGCAATAGGTACTAACAATATTGTTCAAGAGGGAAGAATTATTCCATCTAGCCAACAACAACAACTACCTCAACAGCAACAACAACTACCTCAACAGCAACTACAACCTGATTTAGGTGTTCCTATTAGTAATAACCAACTCCCTCAACAAGAGATGATAGCTCCTTATCAAGCACCTGTATTTGACCGAAGTAATTCTGTGTATGGTGTTCATGCTAACCCAATAATAGGAACGACTAAAGATGTAAATGGAATAGTACAACCAATAGTAAATACTCCTGATAAAGTATTTCTTCCTAAGTTGATTAGTCCTTATGAAATGGCTGAAATATACAAAAGTAAAGGTATAGGTTTAACAGCTGACTCCATAGAAGATTTTGGAAAAACTTACCAAGACTTGTATGATAAACAACATTTAGCCGCAAGTACAGCAAGTAATACTTTAACTAAAAGTGTTAATGATACAAATATTAATGCTGCTGTGGAAGCTAATAATACTTTAAGAACAAAGGCACAAATAGCTCCGCAGAATGCACAGAATATTACAAATGATAAAAGAGTAACAGCAGAGATAAAAAGTGATAAACAGGAGTATGACTTTAAGAACAAAGTATATAAGGATAATCAAAAAGTAATTAAAGATGCTACAAATAGAACTACTAAAGAATATAATGCAGCTATTGACACTAACAATAGCATTCTTACTGAGACTATAAAAGAAATGAAGAATTCTTATATAGCATATAATCAAAAAGCATTTACAGTTAATGCTGAAAGTTTAAGTAAAACGCAAACAGTAAGTACAAAAACAAAAGTATCAGGAGACCCTTTAATACAATCTAAAGCAATGTTAAATAAAATAGCTGAGGGGATTAAAGCAACAGATACTGTTGATTTAGATTTTCATGAACTAAAAGAATCTAAAGCAGCATATGATAAATTAGGTAAAGCATTAGGTGTAAATTTAAAATACTTAGATAAAGAGGGTATTCCTAAAGTAGGAGAATCTGACTATACAAAAGTAGGTAGAATGCTTGGAGTTAAAGGCACATACACAATAGATAAAATAATTAATACCTTTGTAGCAGATGCTACACATGGAAAAGGTAAATATAACACGAGAGTAATAAGAGATATTACACCTGCTAACCTAAAAATATTATCAGGATTAATAAAATATCAGAATCCTAATTTTAGTTTAGAGCAAGTACAATCAAAATTAACTTCTCTAATACCCTCTTTATCTTCACGACCTACATCTTTACAAGTTGGTAAATTAAATATAGATAGACTTGATATACTTTTCGGAAAAGGTTCACAAGGTGTTTACAAATACCTAGATGCAGAAGATAAAACTAGATTTAATTCACTATTTAAAAGTCTTTCTTCAGAATATGAAGAGTATGCAAAAGATATGGCAGTATATAAAAGAAGTGACAATAAAAATAATGTTAACAATCTTTTAGATAGTTTAAAAGAAATTTTAAATAATAATGCTACTTTTAAAATGAAAGCAAGAATAAATAGACATAAAAGTGAAATAAAAACAAATAATAGTTTAAGAAAGTAAAGGATGGATAATGGCAGAAATCACAGAACTAATAACAGATACCCCTAACTTAGAATTTGATGATAGGCATCTTCAAGTACTAAAACCTGGGCAATCTTTTAAAGCTAATACCTATGAAACTTTACCTAATAGTAACGAATTATTAAGTATAGAAAATAAAGAATTACGACAGTACCTTTTAGAAAATGGAGTTAGTGAAGCAGAGTTAACTACCCTTAGAGATAAGGCAAGACTTAACTTTATAGATTATGAGAATAGGGTAGGTGGTACTCTTAATAATGCAGAAGGAATTGCTTCCATAGGGGGAAGTGGTTATTATACATACAAAGGTTCGTACACTAACCCAGCATTAATAAAAAAGCAAGAAAATCTTTTAAATGCTCTTGAACAAAAGAATGATAGTTTGGGATTAAAGGTTGCTAAATTATCCAAAGAGTATCAACTAAATAAAGAAGGAGCAAATAAGTATAAAGAGAAAGATACACTACTATATCCTGATGGTGTAGGAAGAGCAGTAAATACTGTTCTATCAGGGGCTGTTAAGCTAGGTGATTCTACTTTGAGTACTTTTCTCCCTGATGCTTTATATGCTCAAACACCAACACAAAATATTGATAAATATTTTGGTAGAACTGAAGAAGTTAAACATGACGATTATCAACTAAATGTTGCTACAACTAAACTTCTTGATGGGGATATTACAGGAGCTATTAGTTCAGGTACAGGTGCAGCATTAACTACTACAATGCACTCATTACCTGATATTGCTTTAATAGGTACAGGAGTAGGAGCATTAACTAAAGTAGGAAGAGCTACACAAATACTAAAAGCTTACAAAGAGGGTAAGTTATGGGCAACTTTAGGTATGGCTAATGAAGCTAAGAAAGTACTTGAAACAGCTACTATTGCTAACAAAGTAGCTACAACAGTAGCAAATAATGCAGGGTTACTAGTGTATGCTACAAAAGATACTGACAGAAAATTAGGTGAAAGACAAGCTAATAATGGCTATGAGAGTATCTCACCGTTAGAAAGAGGGTTGGTTTTTGCAGAATCTGTATTTTCAGGATATTTAGAAAAGTTTGCCTTTGATAAAGTATTAAGTCCTATGGACTTTAAAGGTATGCACGAACTATTTAATAGTGTACCTGCTAGTATGAAAGAGGGGTTACTTAAAGAAACACTAAAAACAAATGCTTTATTAGGAAAAGCTTTATTAGAAGTACCTAAAGCAGCAATAGTAGAGGGTGGACAAGAAGCATTACAAACATACACAGAACTATTATCAACTAATGCAGGTACTAAAGTTGGTATGCCAACAGATGAAGAATTAAAATTTGAAATAGCTAAAGGTGCATTAACAGGTGCATTGGGTGGTGGTGCTATGAGATTTGGTGGAAGCCTTGTATCTCAAACATTAGATGGGTTAGATGCTACTGCTAGTAATATTGTAGGAGGTATAAAAAATGTATTTACTTCTAAAGATAATCAAGAGGATAATGATTTAAATGCTAGTAGCAATATAAACGAAGATATTCAACCTAGTAGTGATAGTTATGCAGGGCTTAATAAATATGTTGTAGATGAAGTAGATACAGAGGGTAATAGTAATCAAAAAATAAGTTTACAAAGTATCTATATGCCTGAACAAGGTACAGAGTTATCTGCTAGAGTAAAATCAGTTGAAAGCATATTAAATGAAGTACATATGTCAGATATGCTTCCAACTGCTGAAGATTCTTTTGCAACTTTAACTTCTAGTTTAAAGAAAAATAAAGATATTCCTAGAAGTGAAAAACTAGCACAAGTTAATGATTTTATAGACAATACATTACCAATACTTAAAGGAAGTTCATATATCAATATAACAGATAGACTAAGAAAAGCTATCACAAACTTAACTAATGAGCCAAGTAGTGTAGATTCTATCACTTCTGTTGAGAGCCTTACAGATTTTAAAAATACAATAGAAAGTATTTATGCTAAAGAAAAAAAGGATATAAAATCACATTCTGAAGTAACAGAATCAGTTAATGTTATCAAAGAAGCTCTGCAAGAGTTAATAGAGAATGATAAAAAAATTAATAATGAAAATTCTTCTTTTACTAACATTGATACTAATAAATTTTTAACAAGAGCAGAGAGTATCGACCGTGAAACATTTGATGATATCTATGGAAATATTGATAATGGGGATAATACTAATACTAATAGTGAAGATGATGAAGTAGCTCCTAGCTTTGATAAGACAAAGAGTACTATTAAAGAAGATAAATCAAAAGGAAAAAATAAATTTAAATCTTTGCTAGACACTGCTAAAGATATAGTCTATGGAAGTAATGATAAATCTTTTAAAGGAACTAGAGAGTATTTAAAAGAAGCTAAATTATACAAAGCATTAAAAACTCCTAATAATTCTGACATTAAAAAATTTAATACTACTACAAAAGAATTACATAATTTTAGAAATAAAATGAATGAAAAATTAAAGATGTATCAAGCATTGCAAAGTAAAGCTACTGATACAAATAAAATTATTGCTTTTAAATATGGTTATGAAAATAATTTAGCTAATATTACCGAAGAAAAAGAAGTAGAAAATACTAAAGAAAATATAGCACAGTTAAGAGAAGAGGGGTATAACTATATTTTACCTAAGTATAAAAATGGTAATGGTAGCCAAGCCCTTATTGATAGAGTCTCTCGTGAAATAAGCTACTTGGATGGTTTTATAAAGAGATTTAGTGAAGTTAATAATGTAGAAGTAAAAGATACTAAAGATGAAGTAGAAGATACCATTGCTGAAAGTAAGGTTGATAATAAGGAAGATACTAAAGATACTAAAGATACTAAAGATACTAAAGATACTAAAGATACTAAAGATACTTCCAATGAGCAAAAAATTATTAAAGATACTAAAGATGAAGTAAAAGATACTAAAGATGAAGTAAAAGATACTAAAGATGAAGTAAAAGATACTAAAGATGAAGTAAATGTAAATTCTGAAGATACTAAAGATGAAGTAAATGTAAATTCTGAAGATACTAAAGATGAAGTAAAAGATAAAAAAAGTGTTGAAGAGTATTTACTAGAAGCTAGTTCTATTCCTGAAAAAAATAGATACATAGAAAAAGTATCAAAAGGTATTAAAGATACTTTTGGTTTAATAGCAAGTAAAATACCTCTTAATATCGATATTATACAACCATCTCCCTATATCACAAAGTATGCTTCTAGTCTTGCTAATTACACTATACATTCAGGCGGAGCTGTTGGTGCAGATTCCATATGGGGAGCTATTGGTTCAGCATTAGGAGCTAAAGTAAATCATTATTATGCTGATACTAAAACACCTAATGGTAATGTAAAGATAACACAAGAGCAGTATAATGAGGGTTGGTTTAAAGCTAAAGAAGCACATACTAATTTAGGGAAAGATTTTAAAAATAAAAAACCTGTTAATTTTAGCACATTTGATACAACGACTAAAGAATTTCAAGGGCTTCAAGCAAGGAATTATCAACAAATTAAAAATAGTAGTATCGTATTCGCAGTAGGAAGCCTTACAAAGCAATATGGGACAAACAGAATAATTGCTAGTGGTGGAACAGCATATGCAATAGAAATGGCTAGTATTGATAATAAACCTATATATTTCTATAATCAAGATACAGTAAATGGTTTTGATATTGGTTGGTACTATAAAGAGGGAGTAGATAGTAGTACATTCATTAAAATAAACTATACTCCAACTATCCCTAAAGATAATACTAATTTTGCAGGGATAGGAATTAGGAAAATAACACCTAATGGTGTTCAAGCTATTATTGATGTGTTTGAAAATTCTGTAATAGCAGAACCTAAAGATATTATTACAAAAATAGATAAAGAAATCGCTCTTAGTGGATTCATTACAAAAGCATTATTACACAAACCAACAGAATTTAATTTTACAGAAGAGGATGTCAAAGAATATAATAAACCAACCCTAGTATCCAATACTAATGACTTTAAATACTTAGCAGAAGTATTAGATACAGTAGCATTAAAGGTGTTATTTGCAAAGGATAATGATAAAACTTCTATTACTGATAACTCCATATATGATTTTATAGTACAAGAATTTAAAGATAAAAATTTACTAGATAAAGATATTAGAGATATCACCATAAATAAAATAGCTGAACTAATAAGTAATAATAAATCTTTAGCTTCATTCTTAAGTAACAGTGGAAATAATTCTGTAAGAGAGGGTATAGAACAGCATTTTAATAAATTTACAACAGACCAAACAGATTTCTTACCTATACTTCTATTCAAAGCTATAAAAAAATATTATGATGATAAAATACTTGAAAAGAATGAAGAAGTTGCTAAAGCAGAAAGAGTTAAAAATATTTTTAATAATTATGCTAACAATTCAAATACTGTAAGTAATAACCAACTACAAATAGAAACACCTATCCTTAATGCTATTACAACTTATCTAAATAATAGAATATTAGATAGATTAAAAGATATTTATCCAAGTAAAAGTATTAATATCTTAAAAACAAATGATATAGAATATAATGAAAAAACTACTATTGAAGTAAAAGGTAAAGAGGTAATTGTATCTATCCCTAAGTTTGAGTTAGATATTAATAAAGATATGAAAGATTCTTTTATATCTTTATATAATAATTTTTCAGAATATTATACCCCACTAATGACAAAATTATTAGTAACAACAGATACAAAAAGTATTGAAAATAAAGAAAAAATACTTAAAGCAAATATTGCTAGAAAAAATATAGTAATGAGTGATGAACAGATACATAAAACTGTAATTGATGAGATGGTTAAAAGATTAGTAATTCCATTAACCAACCCTCTATTCATTGTCAATAAACTTGCTGATGGTAATATCCATGCTTACTTAGCTAGTAATAGTAAAGCTAGTTTAGAGATGAATAATCAGAATAAAGAATCATCCTTGGTAAGTCAAAAACTATATACTTTATTAGCAAAGAATAATGTCACTAAAGAAATCCCCTATACAGAGTATGAAAAAATAATAAAAAATGAAAGACAAACTACTTATGGGGTGGTTAAACCAAAAGGTGTACTAAACTATTCAAAATTGCTTAATTACAATATAATAGTCTTTAAACAAAATTATTCAAAAGCACTTGAATTAGCTAATGAAGTAAATATTCCAATGTTATTAGCTAATAATAGTATTGTAGAAGACTTTGAAAAGATAGGATATACAGCATATAAAATAGTTGGTGAAAACAAAACATACACTACACTAGTTGTACCTCCTAAAAATAGTCCTTTATTAGTTGCTAAAAAAGAAATAGCTATTAATATATTTGAAGATTCTTTAAATAGTAAAGCAGTTAAATCAACACTTAAAAACACAGATACTAAGTTGCTTCAAAAAGATTCAGAATCAATTGTTAGTGATATAGCAGATGATGTAATAGCTAAGAAAATAAATAATAAAAATGATAAATTAAATAGTCCATTAGAAAAATTATTCTCAACAATAGAAAGTATAAAATTAGTTGATAGTGTACAGCTAAAAAACTCTGATAAAGTAGAAATGACTAAATCTACTATGCTACTAGTTGATGATAAAAATATTTTAAAACCTGAATTTGCTAAAGTTGTTAAATATGTAACCTCTAAGTGGTTGTTTGAAAATGGTTCAAAAACTGTTTATAATGAAGATAAAGCATTAAAAAGAATGCTTGGAATATCAGAAGATGTAAAATTAAGTTACTCTAAATCAACAAATTTTTTTAGAAAAATAGGTCATAGACAACAGTATATGATAGACAATATTTCAAATGAGATAAATAAAATAATTAAATTATCTCCTGTGCTACAAGAGGAATTAGGTAGCAATACAGATATTAGTGATTTAAGAATAGTAGATGAATTAGTAAGTACTTTAGCATTGATAGCTATACATTCGATGAGTGTATCAAATATGCTTACTGAAACAGCTTTAAAAACAGGTGAAGTAGCAGGGCATATCATAAATATAAATGGCAGTAGTGAATTTACAGAACTACGACCAACTAATATTGAAAATGCAGAATCTTTACAATACTTTTATACTATAAATGATTTAAGAAAAACTAATACTCAATTATGGAATGCTAAACAAGCAATTATAGAATTAAAAGAATTTAAAAATACAGCTGATTTATTAATGGGCGATAAAGACTTTGATACTATTGTTTATACTGAACCACCTACCACAAATACTTCTATACTCCACTCACCTAGTAATGTTAAAGCTAGTAATAAAATAGCTAAAGCTATTACAAAACTAAATAATACTAAGTATGTAGTATCAGATGCTTTATCCTCTTTACATGAAATATTTAAAGATACAGGAGGATTAAAATATTTACTTGGCTATACATTAGAGAGTGATATGATTAAGATGACAGAAGAGAGCAGTAAAGGTAAAAATATTGAGATAGATAGAACAATAGATAGTATTAGAGAATATGCTAAATTAAAAAATATAGGGATATATTTTAATCACAGAGCAACAGTAACTAAAAGAATGATACAGATGGGTAATGGTGGTAATACTCCACAAGCTAATAAGTTCTTAAGAAATTTCTTAGATGTAGATAATTCTAATGTCAATATCCCATTTAATTATGAAAAATCACATTATGAGTTTAAAGAAGCAATAGCACAAGCACATGGTGCTAAGCTTAAAAAAATGTATAAGAACGAAATAGAAGAGTCTTTTGGTACTTATATAGCAGAGTTTGAAAGAGATACTTATAATGATATAGATAGGTTGGTTAATAACAAAGAGCTATCTAAAGAGGATAAAATTGATTTACTTATTAAGCTACGAGACTTAATGGAAGATATGGGTGAAGAAACATACTCACTTAGAAGCTTATTTGAAATGTATAATTATATAAATGCTAAAAATAATAACACACTTGAAGATTATTTAAAGGATACAAAATTTACAATAGAACTAGATAGTACAACCAATGGGTTAGCAATACAAACAATGATGTATTTTTCTACTAAGTTTTTTAGTATTGCTAAAGGACAATTAGAAAGATTAGGAATATTTCTAAAAAATGGTTCTAATCATATAAGTACCGTAGCAATGTTTAAAAATTCAAATGATATTTATCAACATATTATAAGTAAAGCTTTAGAATTCATGAATAAGAATAATACTATATCTAAAGAAGTAAATGAATTTCTAGTAGAGGTATATGGAGAATACACAGATGGTAATAAAGGCATAGTAGTGTCAAGTAAGTATAGAGCTTTAGCTAAATTAATAATCATGCCTATACAGTATGGTGCTTCAGTTAAAGCTTCATTATTATCTCTATCCAAAGGAATGTATTATGATAGCATCAATATGTTAGCAGATACAAGTGTACCATTAGCTAAACGAATAAAAATAGCTAAAATATTGTTAACTATGTCAGGCAGAAAAAGAGAAGCTAATACTTTAAGTGAGTTAGTAAATGGTATTAAAACATTTGAATTTACACCTCAAGAACAAAATAAAATAATTGAATCTATTACAGACAGTTTTTTACCAGGTATAAAACATATGTATGATTCAGAATTAGCTATGATAGGGGAATCAAGAAAAGTAGTAACAGATTATTTATCTCCTTTACTGACAATTTTTTCTGATGAATTAAAAACTAGACTAGAATTTGAAGTAAGTAAATACACTATACAAACAAAAGAAACAGATATAGATAAAATAATAGCTGAAAAGAAAAAATACATCCCAACAGCACTTATTAAAAAAGTACTAGATGAGATGTTAGAAGATGGTTGGTTTCCACAAGTAGAAACAGCAGATGGAAATATAAATCTTATTGAACCTGAAATGATATACCGTAATTTAGGACAGGGGATGGTTATATCACCTACTATGCCAATATCTACAAATATTGTAACAGGAAGTAATAATCAAAAAACTATGAGAAGTACTAATATGTTAGGTGTTGGTATGCTTCCCTATGGGATTAATTCAACAGTAGCAGGTGTACATAGCATAGATGCTGTAATAGCTTCAATAACTATGTTAAATACAGAGTTAAGTATGAACTATATATTTGATGCGTTCATGCTTAAATTAGGTAATAGTAGTGAAATTGCTAAAGATTATAATGGTAATTTATTTAATATTGCTACTACATATAATTTAGTTACTAGTATTACAAAAGCTATTGATAAAGTACTGAATATGAGTTTTAATACTAATGAAGAATCTCATAGAACATTAAAAGAGAATACTTATAATAAACATTTGGAAAGTATTGAAGGTAGAAAGGTTTTAACTAGCGAACTATTAGCAGTAAATAATGTTCCTAGTAGTGATGAGACAAGTACTTATAAAGTAAGCCATAAAAATTATGATTTGGATACAAGTTTAGTACATAATACAAATCCATTAAATATTAAATTATTAGATAAAAAATCACTAATTAATGCTTATGAAGAAACAGTATATAAGAAAGTTAATGATATTGAAACAATAGAAGAAACTACTAGTTATAGAGGTAATTTAGCAGATACCTTTAATATATTTTCTCTTTATAATAACCCTGCCGAAGAATATTATATGTTTGAATATGATGCAAATGAATTAAATAAATATGAAAAAGGAGACATAGTATCAAACATACCAAATAATGGAGAAGCTTTAACAAGGTACTATAAAATTATAGAAGTAGGTACTATAAATTATCAAGAATTTAAATCTTATTATGAGGATATAAAAAATAAGATGTTAAAAGCTTTAACTAAAAATGGTAGAAATGTAATAGATTCATATCTTACAAAAGTATCTACTTTATTTTACAATGATAGTATAGATGCTACGGATTCAGGTATGTTTGGTACTCTAAGGGGATTTACTACTTATTCTAACCCAAGTAATACTAAAAGAATAACATCTTATAAAATACAATTATTAGATGAATATTCTTCTGAAGAAATAATTTCTTCAGAGTATATAGATTACCTGAGTAAAAAATATTCTTATTCTAACAAAGATTTAAAAGTAAAAAATAATTATGAAAGACTTAATATTAATAATAAATTATACCTAGATAAAAATCATTTTATAGAAAATAATAAGTATGGTTTTGATAGAAAAATAAATAATTATTCGGCAATAGTAAAAGCATTTAATTCAGAAAAGCTTTATGATATAATAAAGGTAAGAGTTTCACTATCACAAATACAAAAAAATAAATTAGATAGTAATATTAGTGCATTGAATGCAATTTGGGATAAAGAATATGCTAATGTACATGGAATTCCAACAGATATACAAACAATAGAATTTGCTAGTATTGATAATAATAATAATACTCTTAATAAAACATATACAGGAGAAGCTTACTATGAATTATTATCTTTAACTGAAGAAAAATTACTAGAAGGTATTCCTGAATTACTCACTGAACACTACATAATAGCAAGACCAAAAGAAGATAAAAAAGCAACTGCTTTATTAATAGATAATGGAATGCTATTAAGTGATAATGCAGTATATCATCCTAAATTAGACTTAACTAAAGGTTTTTCTTCCCTTATTAAACAACATTTGCTCATAACCAACCCCAATACAGAGCTATTGTATATTCAAGAATCAAATACTTACATTACTTCTGATAAGATTAAATTACTAGCTTTGTACAGAAATTTAATCAACAATAGAAATGAAATTATTGATGAGCATGGATTAAATACTGTCTCTTTAAACTCATTAAACTCATTGAATAATTTAAGTAAAGATGTTAAGCCTATAATATCTACACAAGAAAATAGTAATGCTGACAATACCTATTCTAATATGGATATTAAAAATAATAAGAATTACCATACTATTAAAAAAGTATTTGATAAAGTAATAATTGATAATAGTACCATTAAAGAAGTTTTAAAGTACCTACAAAGCAAAACTAATGTAGGAGATACAAATCTAGCACTAAAATCATTTAATGAGCTTGTAGTACCTTTTATAGATAAGTATAGTGGTATCTTATCAGTAGAAGAAACAAATGAAGCATTAACAAGTGGTAGTGTGATACATAAAGTAGATATTGATGAGATAAATATTAAAGTAAGTAATGCAACTCCTATCAATAGTAATGAGCAATCCCCTGTACAAGTATATGTACATGAGCTTATACATACCATAGCTGATAGAGCTATTGACTTACCTGCTAATACTTTTATTCGTTCACAACTATTTAAATTATATACTTTAAGTAGAACTAATGCTACACCTGAAATATTTTTATCCAATGTAGAAGACATTGAATCAGCTAAAGCATTAGCAATAGCTCAATACAATACAATTTATAATAATAGTAAGCCATCACATGGACTGAATGAGTTTATAACTTATTCATTAACCAACCCACAATTTGCTGAGTATTTATCTTCTTTGTCAGATATTTCAGCACCTAATGGTCTTGTCTCTAAAATAGTTTACTATACTAAACAGTTACTTGATTCCTTAGTAAGACGGATACTCGGATACTCTAAAAAAGATAAGGATATTCAAAAAGAAGTTCATACTTTGGTTGCACAACTTAATACAATCACTAAAAGTAAAATAGATATTAAGTACCTAGCAGCTATGTACAGCTATTTAGATATGGCAGATAGTAAGATAGCTGAATATAAAGCAAGAGTACTCACTGATAAAATAATGGCAAAAGTAGATACTAAGAATGAATCTCCTACATGGTCTCTTATTAAACTAATGTATAACTATGGTATTGCATTACTAGCTAAAGAAGATGAAGGTAACAATCCTTGGATTAAAGCTTATCAAAAAGAAGTTAAAGTTAGTGTTAATAACAGCTATATTAATCATGCTATAAGAGATAGTGTCGGAGTAACTGATAAAGATGCAACTATGTCTAGTATGCTCCTAGATACAGCTAAAGGAAACTTAATATACCTGTATGATGAACTTACTAATAAGTCTAAAGATATTCTTGACTATAAACTTATGATAAGAAAGTTTAAAAATAATATTGATAGAACAAGAGAAGCAATAGAGCTATACTATAAGAAAGAGATAGAACTCATTACAAAAGATTTAGATGATAATGAGCTAAACTTACTTACTGATATTATCATGTATGCTGATACAAAATCATTGAATGATATAAAAGTTATAAATGATACTATTAAAATAGATAATTATCTTAGCTTTATAAAAGATGATAATCAGATAGATTCTGTTATAGATATCTTATCTAAAGAGCAAGACATAAATATTAAAACTGAAAAAATTGCAGAAAATGCTTCATTCATACTCAATGGGAGTATTAGTGGTAAAGATTATAATGATAATTCTTTTAAAAGTAAAAGCTTTAGTATTAATGGATTAACTAAAAAGGATATTGGAAGAAGTGTCATAACCACCCTCTTAGCATTGAAACAGATACCTCTTAATACTAGAAACAATCTAAAAATATCTTCAACTAATTTTGATAAGTTAATTAATACATCTTTATTGTATGAGAATGAATTATACGCTTTAAATAGAACTAACACTACTGTTGATAAAGGTGCTAAAGGTAAATACTATGCTAGACAATTTCAAGGACATAAGTTTATATACTCCTTGAAAAGCAATACTGATAAGATAAAACAATTAAACAAGTCTAATAAATTTGCAGTTAATAAACACATTAAAACTGTTCCTAATCCATTTGAACCTAGTGACCCTATTGAAGTTTATTTAGTACCATATGATGAAACATCCTTCATTCAAGGTATTCTAACCTATGGTAATAAAGATAAATCTAATTCACTTGGAAGTATATTTAGACAACTATATCCATCTAATGAGGGGATACCTCTTGAAGCATTTACAATAGCTAAAGATAAGGCTAAAAATTTAAGTGAGTTTTCCCCTGTGTATAGTAGTAATTATAAAGATATGAGAGTACAAGATTATGAATTGAAAGCATTTACACATAACGAATTAAATGAAATGTTTGGTAAGTCTAAAAAAATTACAGATGTACTTCCTGAAGCATTTGGTATGTTAAAAGAGATTAAACAATCTTCTGAGAACAATATAAAAGCACTTGAAACAGTAATTAAAGATTCTTTAAAAAATAAAAATGATAAAGATTATATAGCTGTAAATTTCAAAGAAGATAGATTTAGTTATCTATGGGCTTTATTAACTCCTGAAGTTAAAAACTATTTAACATCTAAAAATAAAACTACAATTTATATAAAAAAAGAAGTGTTTAGATATTTATTTGGAATGGGTAAAGGATTTAGTATCACAAGAGTAATAGGATTACCTGATAAATTTAAATCAACATTAGGATTTGCTGAAGAAGTATATACTAGTTTTATTAAGTTAGTTAAGCATGATATAACCATAAAAACTCCTAGTGTATTCATGAATAATATTACTAGTAATTTAAACTTATTGTGGATTAAAGGTGTACCAATGGAATACTTAATGGAGTCAATTCCTATAATAGAGGATTACCTAAGTAAGACTAAAAGATTAAGAATACTTCAATCTAAAAGATATATTATAGGTAATGATAGTTCAGTAGTAAATGAATACAATACTGTTAAGCATGAGTTAGAAAAGAATCCTTTGCATAATATGGTAGAACAAGGATTAATTAATTTTATTACTGAAGATAGTAGTATAGGGGATGTACATAAAGATAAAAATATAATTACTAAAAAGTTTAGTAAGCAAATAGAAAAAGCTAGTAGCTATAAAGCAATTAAAGAGCTGTATGCGTTAGATGGTTCTGAATCCTTAAGAGTTATGCAATCCTTTGTGCAATATGGAGATGTAATGGCTAGATATGCTTTACAAAAGCATTTATCAATACAAGTAGATAACAGTAAAGTAGATAAGCTAACTATTAATAAAATTAATGTTTTATTAGGTAAAGATGGTAAAAAACTAGCACATGGGATAACTATTGAACAATTTAATAAACAAATACCACAGATGATACTAGACAACAGTACGAATTATGGGTTGGTTACAACTTTAAATTCTTTACATAATAAAGTTGATATCTATATGAATGGTATAAAAGAAGATATAAAGAATGAAGTATTAAGAACATTTGTCACTTATGATTTACCTGTAACCAAGACAGCAGAGTTTTTAGATAGATATGGTTTAGCTTTATTTCATAAATTTGCTATTAGAATACAAAGTATTATATTCTCATTATTCAGTGAAGCTCCTGCTAGAACACTTGTAAGTACTATGCTTCAAAACTTAATAGGTAATATATCAGATGTTACTGATTCACAGTTTGATATCTTACCTAATAGTATGAATGCACTAGATGGAATGGAAGTATTGCTTACACCACCTGTATTGGAGTTTTAAGCTGTGTAGAACAAAGAGTTTTGTACTAGATGATAGTTAGTATGTGGTGGTTATTATATAAGCTTATTTAAGAGCTTAGCATTGAACCACCTACCACACTAACTATACTTCTTATAAACTAGTCTTTTATTTTCTTTTGTGAATTAAGTTCTAGTTTATCTAAAAGCTTTACTATATATTTATCAAGTGCAGTTACTTCTATTGGAGTATCACTGCTTCCATAATCTTCACCATAATTTTCATAAAATCTTAAATAATATTTTCCTGTTACATTTGATTTATGTAAAGATATGCTCATTATTGCTTCCATTTTTTATTCCTCTTTTAATTATTATTCTTTATTTTTATCATATTCTTTATACATCGTTCTAAACCTATTTCTAATATTCATGATTTTATAGAGTATATTGGTGGGGGTACACTCTCATCTTCCATAAAATCGGTAGGAGTATGTGTTATGAACTCTTGAACAGAGTCTTTACCTATGAAATATACATCTACTTCACCTCTTTGGATTAACAAATATCCATTATCTATTAATTCTTTTCGATACTTTTTAACCATTCTTTCTGTACTATCAATAGCTTTAGCTATTTCACTATCTTTGAATATCCATCCATCATTTCTACTATAATAGTACATGAGTAATTTAAAGGCACTTGATGATAATTCTTTCATAGAGTGTACTATTTCTTTTTGTGATATTCTAGCCATGTATTTATACTCCTTTTTCTTCATTATTGCTTTAACTTGTAAGATTTTACACTCCTTATGTCTATTTCTACTAGAATTATACACTTTTATTGTTAAATAATACCTTACACTTTTTGTGTAAATAACATAATATATACACTCAAAAAGTGCTAATACCCCTATACTATTTACACAAAAAGTGTAAGCCTAAAACTACTAGCAAATGCCCATAGTATGGGATGTACAAGAAGATTCTGACCTGTATATATAATATATAAGAGAATCTACATAGAGAGTATATAAGACTTTGTATTGAACCGCCTGCCACTGCATGGGTATTAACATTAACGATATGATATTGGTTGGCGGTTCAATGCTAAGCTCATTACTAATCATATAATTGTAAGTATCCTCTTACTCTTTATTTAGCTCTAACCATTCTGTTTGAAGTCTTAGACCATCTGCCTTATAAGGTAGGTACATAAAAGGATTTAATCTATACTGATTTGTAGCTATTTTAAATAATAACTTATTATCACACATAGCTTTTAATAGTTGTGTAGCAGTTTTTCTATGGATACCTCTTACTTTACCAAGAGTTATTGCTGATAATATTATTTCTTCTTTTTTATAAGTAAATAAATCTCTTATATAAACAACATTAGATAACTCTTTGCTACTATTTATAATATTTATAACTACTTCATCATAATCTTTATATATCATTCTAAATCCACTCCTTATTGTTTTTATTTTAATTTTATCTAGTATCATATTTTATTTTCTTAATATACTCATTAAAAGCATTTTAAAGCACTTACAAGGCAAAGTTATAGCTTTGCCTATGACTTACTTTATTCCACTAGTACTTTATCTTTAAATAAGAGATTATACACTTCTCTTAAAATTGGTAATTCAGCATTATTTATATCTCTTGAATCAAACAGATTTTCTATTTTAGATAAAATCTGTTTCTTTTCTGTAAAATCAGATATTTCTTTTTCTGTTGCTATCTTTACATAAATAGTATCTTCTTTTACCTTACCTCTTTTTTTTGATATTTCTAATGATGAGCAATTTTTTCTATCTGCGATAAAATAGTTTTCATACTCTCTGCTTACGGTATAAATATTATTATATACAATAATTTTATCTCCAACTTCTACATTACTACAATTCATTAGTAAACCATCCCTAATTTTTCTATTTCTATTTTTAATTGTGGTAATACTGCCTTTGCTAAATTATTATTAAGAGCTTCTGTATCTCTTAGTTGTTCTTCAGTAGCATCTTCCCACACAGCATACTCTCTAGCATCTTCTAATGAATATTTTTCAGGATTATTAAGCATATATTCAATATTACCTATACAAAAATACCCATCACTAGTTAACATATGATATTTAATTAAATGGGCATACTCAGGAAAATGTTTAATTAAATCTCGACTACAAACATAGTTATCATCAGAACTGAAAAAATTATCTTCTAGCGAAGATTTTAATCCTTTTTCTACCATAATACCAAAAGAATTATGTCCATTATTAAGGTTATCATCCCATCTAATAGTAAGTTTTGTTACATTAAATTTTTTATTTGTTTTTCTTTTTGCTACAATAGTTACTTCTATTTGTTGTTTTTTAAGAGTTGGAATAGATATTGGAAAGATAGCTCTTAGTTTATCTCTCTTTGCTATTTTTTCTGCATACACTAACTTTCCCTCTTCAGTTTGTTGCACACGATATGCCCCATAAACAGTACATTTATAACACCCTCTAAAAGGTGTAGCACGGTTAGTTTCTATTTGAGTAATGTTTCCACATTCGGTACACATATAATCTCTTAACATCATTTTTTGTAGATGGTTCATCTTTTACTCCTATTCTTCATTTCTAATTCTTATAATATCTTCTAATATAGGGATTAACATTTCTTCATCCCATATGATACTATCAATTTCTTGTTCACCATAACTATCATCCAATAATATTTTCATGTGGGTTGTTCTAGGGACATATTTAACCAACCCTATATTAACAAGATACTGCCACACTTCTTTTTCTCCTAGTATATTTGCATAATGCTCTTTAAGTATTTTTCTTAAAGATTTATTTCCATTTACATAAGTTACTAATTGATGTTTTTGTCGGTCGGCTATTAACATATCTTTTTGTTCAATAGTATTTTTTAGAAGTTGTATTTCTAAATTAGAATCTACTAATATTTTATCTTGAATGTATTTTTCCATAGCATTAAATGCTTGAATATAAGGTAATTTCCATTGAAAAGCTTTTTCACTTGTAAAACTCATTACTAAAATAGAAAAAGCATCTTTATCAAGGTTATACATAGGTTGTACTTTATTCTGCTTATTTACATAAGAAGACAATTCTATTTTTAGAAGTCCACTTTTATCTTTCAGTTGTATAGCTCTTAAATCTCTAAGTATATTATCATGTCTTTTATCAAATACTTTTGCAATATCCTTAGTATTAGCAAATATTTGCTCACCTCTTATTTCCATGTTTATTTGTACATCATTTATTGTAATGAATTTATTCATACTATTTCCTTTATTGTTTTAGGTTAAATTGATTTTGGTTGAGGATGAATAGGATTTGCACCTATATCTCTGTCATGCTATTAGTTACTATTCAACAGTTCTTTACTTTTAAGTTATCATCATCACTGAATTGGGTAGATGGTTGGTTAGAATAGATTTGAACTATCATCTGCACAGTTATGAGCTGAGAGCTTTACCATTAAGCTACTAACCATTTAAAGTTTTTTATGTGGTGGGTAATGAAAGGGAGAAATAAATAGCTCATATAAGAGTAAAGAGCTATTTATTCAATATTATACTACATCAATAATTAATTTTAATTTATCTATATCATTAGATACCAATAATCTTTGAGCTTTTGTAAGTTTTTTATCTTTATTATAGTAAGTATCTTCAGCATAACTAAATGACTGTTTTAATAGCCTAGTATAAGAATATTCACTAGTAAATAATTCAGTAACTTTAAATATATCAAAAGGTTGTATCATTCCATTAGCTACATTTTTAATCATACCAAGAATTTTACTTGTTGTTGGGGAATAGTAAGTATCATCTATGAATATTGTTTTATTGTAGTTGTCTATAATAGTGATTACTGTTTCGTAATGAAAAATATAAAATACATCTCCACTATTGAGATTAATACCTGTAACTACTCCTCTTCCAATTCTCTCTTTATTATTAAGTATAATATCCTCAATAATTTCTTTCGTTGTTTGTCTTTTAATTCTTTCCATTATTTATCCTTATCGTTGTTATATAAATCTTTTGTATTTGCTAAATAAGCTAGAATAAAAACCACCCCAAATAAGGGGTAAGATATTAGTATAGCTATCGCCATTGCTATGAATAATGATTTTAATACTATCATCTATTAATCAGGGATATCTTCAGTATCTATATTATTATAGACTGTTCCAATCCCATTACTAGATGAATCAGAAGTATCTTTAGATTCTTTTTTAGCATATTTAGCAATATGCTCTTCTTGGTCTTTAGTAGCCTCTTCTAAAGCTTTAACATACATGATGCTATCTACTTTTTTAGCTATCTCTAATCCTGTTTTTTTGTCACTAGTTCTAAAAACTCCTGTGATTTCCATTTTTTTAGCATCATAGCTACTTTTGATAAGTCTTATAGTTAATGGTTTACCCTCAACAGATGGGAATATTGTTTTTTGAACACTATTTCCATTGTAATCAGTAACCATAGCAACTGTTGGTTTAAATATTTCATCAGGGATTCCTGTACAAGCTTTTATCGCTTTAAGTACATCAATCCCCATACTGTTTGGCACTCTATTGTTACTGCCCTTAGGTACTGCTTTAGTAAGGTAGATGGTTACACCTACTGTATTTGTAGGGTCGTTTTCTTTTTCTAATTGAATGTAAATAGTCTTATTCCCAACAAAAGATTTACCCTCTTTAATACCATTACCATCTCCATAAGTAAGCCTAGTAACTTTCACATCATACATCCCAGGGATATTGAACATTCCTGTTTTTGCTCCACCACCTACTTCTTTATCTTTACTTGTATCATAATTAAGGTCTAACCCTTGTAAAAAATCATCCATTATTATTTCCTATTGTTTTTAATTTTTTGCTAGTATGTTATAGACTTACTAGCTACTATGTCTATTTTAATTAAGATATAAAGATTTGTTCTAAACAAGTATCCCATCTATTATTTGAATTAAAGAGTGCTACTAGCGGATAGTTTTTTTCAAAATCCTCTATAAGGTAAATTTTACCCTTATTGTTTCGTGCTTTAGTTTCATTCTTTGACACAATGCCTACAAGAATATTCTTAACCATCTCACCTTTTTTATCATCAGTTGTTATTGCTATTGCTCTGTAATAGAGATAGTTATTCTCTACTAAGTATCTTTGTTTAAGTTGCATTTGTTTAACACATTGTGCTGTATTTTGAATATTACTTATTAATGCTATTTTAGTCATTTTGTTTTCCTTTTTAATTTAATGAAGGGAAAGCTACCCTTAACATTCTTGATGGTTTTACTCTACTAATTTTATTATTTTTATTAGTTTCATTAGCCAATAATTTTCTTACTAAAGCTTCATATTTAAAAGTAAGTAAAGATTCACAATCCTTACTTACTCTAATCCTTAATTCATAAGTAGTATAAGATGAATTTACCTTTGCACTACCAAAATTTAAATAGTACTCATTTTCTTCTCCATAATAGGATATTATAATTTGTTTTCTCAGGATAGGGATATATGTGTATCTTCTAACAAAGCCTAATTCTTTTAATTGCTTAATGACTTTATTACTTAATCTATTAACATTCTTATAAAATAAGTTATAAGCTAGAATAATTTTTACCATATCTTCTGAACTAACAAGATTAAGTAGTTTATCTGTTGTATCTACTCTTTCATAAACCCTCCTACTTTTTCTATAATCCCCTATCATAGGTGGGTATTTTTTCATACCCAACCATTATCTTCAAATTCTTGCATTAATTTCGACGCTAAAGTATAGTTTATCTCTATACTAAGTGAAAATCTTTCGTCATCAATATCTTCTGCGGTATAAGAATTAATTCTATATTCTTTAAGTAAAGTAATTACTTCATCTTTGAATTCAATTAGTAGTTCCCACTCATAAGTCATAGCTCTATCTCCTCTAAATTATTTTGTGGTTGAATCATACTTAACCATGTATCACAATTAAATTCTTTAAAATTGATATCTGTTGTATAATATTGTTCTAACTCAGGAGTTAATGTTCGACACAGTAATGTCCCTCTAGTCATGATTGTTATAGTATCCATGTTCTTAGTTAGGTGTATAGCTTCATTAGTTTTAGCTAATAAACCACCTGCTTTTCTATCATCACTTCCATTAGATGGTAGCTCCCATTGCCCTGTTTTATCATTTAATATACTATGTGATACAAGTATAACATTTATATTTTTTTGTAGGCGTGAATTTAAATAAGTAAATAAATCGTCTGTTTCTCCGCTTTTTCTCATTGATATAGCAAAAGATGTTTCTTTTTTTGTATCAATGTAATGTTTCACTGCTAGAGTATTTTGCAGCATTTCTAAGCTAGTTATTGTATCAATAACTAAGAGTTCTAGTTTTTGACCCTTACTAGCAAAGTATTTATAAGCATTTACTACTGCTTTTTTTATCACCGACAATACTTCTTCAGGTTTTAGAAAAGTAGCACTCTCTATGTCTCTAGCTTTTGGTGATAAAGCTAGAAATTCTTTATTAGTGTACAAATCTTTTCTAGTGCCTGTTATAACTTTTGCTAAGTGTTTTCCTACATATTGTTTTTTATCGGTATGTATGACAAGGGTATTCATTGTACATCCTTGTACGAATTTTGTTTTTCCACATCCTGCTTGTCCTACTACCACTCCTAATGTTGCCATTTTTACTCCTTATTTATTTTATAGTGCATTAGATTCTCTCTAAATGCTATTTCTTTAGATATCACACCATCCTTAACTAATTTGACTAACTGTATAGTATCATGTAATTGCTGAGTTAGTTTTTCCATTAATGTAGCATCTATTTCTTCCCTGTAACTAATTATTCTACAAGGTAAAGTTTTAGTAGGTTTGATTATATAAACTACTTCTATTATAGTATTATCAATGTCTGCTTCCCATATTTTATGAAACATTAGGTTAGCATACACATAAAGCTGTAATCTATGGTGTGGTTGAATGCTACTATATTTGACATTAGATGTCTTATAATCTGTTACAATCAGTCTGTTACCTTCAATGCTAACCTTATCAATAGTTCCTCCTATTTGATAAGAAGTATTTCCTACTGTTAAGTTTTGATAGAACTGTTCTTCATATCTATCAGAGCATTTTCTAGTTTTAACTGCATACTCCATTACAGTATCAATACATTGGTCAAAGATTTTGATTGCTTTTTCTGTATCATCACATAGTGTAAGAAATTTATAAATTGATTTAGCATCAATATCTAAAAATTTTGTAATCATTTCCATAACATAATGTATTGCTGTACCTATCATAGTATTATCATTACCATTAAATGATTTATTACCATTTACATTTGACTCATACCATTCATAAGGATTCTCATACAATGTATATAGAGAAGATGGGGATATATTCATTAAATTATCCTCTTCTAAGGGAGTTGGTTTATACAAAAATTGTTCAGGGGTAAATTTCCATTTAAGATACTCCCATTGTAATGAACCGTCCTCTATACTGAGTCTATCTGCAATATTCTTAGCATTAGGTTCTATTAATTCATTTTCTATTTTTATTTCACTATCAATTAATTCTCTTTGTAATTGGTTTAGTTCATCAAATTTACTCATTTTTTATCCTTTCTTATTGGGGAATAGCTAAAAGTAACAACTCCATTACCAATGTATATTATTGCTTTTTTTCTCATCCTACTAATAGCTACATAGTATAGTTTTAAAAAATGCACAAATGATATTGGATTATTATAATCATTTTTTTTCTGCTTATAAGCATTCCATAAATCCGTAGCATTGATATAGACATTATTAATGCTACTTCCCTGAGCTTTGTTAATGGTCATAACCTGACTATCATAAATATTGGAACTGTTATTAAAAACATCCCAATAATTTTTCTCATCAAGTTCTTCTTGATATTTGGTTAATAATTCATCTCTATCCTTTTTATATTTTAATTTAAATAATAGTGCAGTAGGTTTATCTTCTGCTCCAATAGTAAGCTCTACTGCTTCCTTTTCATGGAATTCAGAATTTTGCACTACATTCAGCACTGTTACTTTTTCATTATTCTTATAAATTCCTTCAAGCATAGGGGAAGATAGCACTAACTCTTGTCCAATATAAAAATTACTTCTGTTATTATTACTATAAGCAGATATCCATTTACTCACTTTTTCAATATAACTATTTCTGTAAGATAGTAGTAATTTTTCATCTTTATCATCATAGTACTTTTGTAAAAATTCATTATGGTCATGAATAAACTCTATACTAAAATCACTTTTACAGATTGGAAGAGTACAGTTCAATGTTGAACCATCTAATGCTTCTGTAATTGTATTTCTTAGATATTTCATAAGTTTAATAGCTTGTGAGTTTTTAGCTTCCATTCTTAGTATTTCTGTAAGCTCATGTATTTCAGGATTTAGAGTTTCTTCTATTGATGCTTCTTCTCCAACAGCAGGTAATTGAAGCATATCCCCCACAAAGAGTATTTTTTTAAACTTGTTTTCTTTAAGTAATAGATATGTTAATAGAGTACTATCTATCATACTCATCTCATCAATCACTAATAAAGATTTAAACATTAAGTTCTTAGTACTACCTTGTATTAGTTCTTGTCTAAACTTTACTTGAGCAAGTCTAAGAGATAATAATGAATGAATTGTCTTAACTTCCCTTCTACTATACTCTTGAAGAATTTTAGTACTTGCATTTGTGGTTGTAGTTAACTGAACTGTCATTCCTCTTGCTAATGCAGACTGTGTTAAATGTTGTATAGTAAAACTTTTTCCTGTACCCCCTGCTCCTTTGAGTATGTGATATTTATTCTTACTATTTAAGATATTATCAATAATAATTTGTTGATTTTGTGTTGGTTTCATTTTTCTCCTTTATCTTTTTTGGTTTTAATTCTCTTGTCGTTACATTTTCAATTATAGAATTTACTTCTTTATCAGAATAACTCTTAGTAAAGTTACTATTTATAAGAGTAAATAGCTCTGTAATATACTCTTTATCTGCTCCAAGGTCTCTAGCATACATCCCTGCATTGAATAGAGTCATATTTCTACTATTAGGTTGCTGTTGAAAAAAAGAATTAAAGGTAGTAAGTTTAGAATCTAATAAATTACTTTTCTCTTGCTCAGTATATCTTTCTATTGCATTAGTTGGTTCTTTTATTAGCATAGCTTGTTTTACAATCTCTGACATTGGGAATAATGTAGCATTGCTTTTTAATACTTCACTTCCTTTAAAGCCGAAAAACTTTTGGCTTTGAGGTAACTTATCAGTAACCACACCTAATTCTTTATCAATACACTCTAAAATGTATTTATATTGAATATTTGGTAGAATAGGTATTTGTGTATCTGTGTGAAGTAATATTCTATACTTGTAGTCATTAGTTTTATCCGTAGTTCTAGCCATACTATGATAGTACTCTATTAACTTTTCATGACATTCTTGAATAGATACATCAGTAATATCTATATCTAATACTATTATATTTGATGTTCCATACAATCCATTTTTATCGTTTATGCCTTGTTTATACAAGTACATATTAAACATACAATCTGTGGATAAAAGATTACTTACATTTTTTGGTAGATTCTTATATGCCATCATTTTTTCAATTTGACACATAGCATCTACCTTATTTTTATCTTTTTTAACTTTATTATCTACACATTCTTCCCAAGGATACTTATATTTCACAAGAGATACGGAATAGGTTACTTCATCATCTTCTTTTATAGGTGGACTATAAACCAACCCACTATCAGATTGTGTAAAGATGCCTTTCAATCCCTCAAAGGCATTCATAAGAGTTACTACTTCCGTAACTTTTATCTTGCTAAAAGGTGCTATGATATACCCTTTTTTAACCATCTCATTATTTCGTATAAGTATTTTTATATTTGATTTATTAGCTTTATCCATCAATAGTTCAAATACATTTTTATTTAGTCTTTTTTCAAGCTCCATAGTATCCTTTATGGTGTATTCGCAATACCAAATAGCCTCTTTAAAATCTTGTAATGATATAGTATCTCTACAATTTAGCATAGCTATCGCCCCTGCTAATTTCAATGCTTTCCATTGTAAATGGGTTACTGTTAATATTGTTAATGGGAAATCTGTACTTATTTTTGATGCTCTATATTTGTTATACTCTAAATAAACATGATATAGAGACTTACCACCGCATTGCCATATTTCTGAGGATATAGTAATATGTGAAGAATCATTATTAATCCAATATTTAGCTACATTTTCTAGGTTATCAATAAGTATGTTAGAATTATTTCTAATATTCTCTTCTATCTTACCTCTATGTTTATAATAGTCATCTATATCTTTAAACTCTAAATTTTCTTCTTCTGCTTGTAAAAAGCTTATAAAACTTCTTCTAGCAAGTTTAGAAGTGAATTCAGATATAAATTTTTCTTTTATTTTTGCAATGTTAATAACATTATCCCAACTTCCCATCATTAAGCAATTTATAGGCATACCTTTTATACTTGGTGTTTGGTTAGTAGAATCTTTTATTTTTACAGGTTTTTTATTACCTATATCATATAATTCTCCAATATCTTGCAGTAAGGTATTTAAATAGCTATTACTAGCTAGTTCTGTACCTAATTCAGAAAGTATAATACAACCACTCCCTACACTACTTTGTTGCAAGTTACTTAAATGAGATAAAAATCCTTGTGGTGTAGAAGTTGTTAGAAACATCTCAAATGGTTCGATATATTTCTTTTCAATATCTTTTTCTAATGTGCTAGGAAATGCTTTATTTATAGCATTCTCCATAGCTATTTTTTTTCTATGTGCTTCGATTACATCATAAGCATTTCCAAATAACCGCATAAAATCATTATTAGTACTATCTTTCTTAGTTCCTGATGGAGCTAATATGAAAGATATACTACTAATAGGTACTTTAACTTGTTTTTTAACTTCATCAGGTAGGAGTATATTTTTTTGAAACATACTCGTAAATATCATCATATTACTTACCGCTAAAGTATAAGCTATTGTTTTTGGTACATTAGCCACAGCATTTGTTAAACTCTCTAGTGTTTCACTTGAATTAATTATTAAATTTTCTTTGACTTCTTCTTCAAAAATATTTTTTTTTAATGACATTCCCACCAATTACTCCCTACTTTAATATCTATGTCTATTGGGATATTTAAATTTAATATCTTTTGAACATCTTTACTACCTTTTAAAAGGCAATCTTTTAAATCAGGTATGTACTCATCTTTACATACAAATTGTGATTCATCGTGGAAAAATCCCCATTGATATAGGTCGATGCCATATGTAATACCTAGTTCCTTAGTATGGTGGTTGGTTCTATCCATCCATACTTTAGCACATACACTACCCCCATTTTGGAGTACTGTATTTAGAGCCTTATGAGGGCTTCTAACAAAGAGTTTTCTCCCATCTAACCCAACTATCCAATTTGTTACAGAATTGCTCTGTACTTTATTTATAAGCTGTTTAAGACCTATTGTTTTTTCTAAGAAAGAGTTAGATGCTCTCATACCAAAAATATAGGCATATACTAGTTTATCACTGTATGGTATCCATGTATCCTTTTTTAGGGGAAACATATTGTTTATCATTCTTGTATATACTTTATCTTTAGCTCCATTAAAGAGTTCAGGTGTACATTCTACTACTGTATCTTTTGTCATTAATGACATACCAAGTACAACATAACCACCACCATATAACCATTGGTAGATAAAAGTTTTTGCACTATTTCTTGTT